TCAGACATTGAATGATCTCAGCATCTTAGTAGGACAGAGGGCGTGGCGAAAAGTCACTACCTACGCGTGCAATGGGTCGCGTCATAGCTCGTAAAACTCGACGTGTTTGGTGCCGCTCGAGCCGGCCATGTGGAGCCCAATCCGCTGCGGCATGCCGCCGAGCAGCTCGCGCATGGCGTCCTCGAAATCTCGCACGGTGTATTTGCTCTGGCGGTTTAGTGGATGTGTTCTAAAGACCTTGGGGGCGTACCTTGCGGGCGAATTTGGGACGTCGTGCACATAGCGTCCCTCTTGTTTGACGGCCCGCAGACATTCAAGAAACTTAGCGCGAGCTGCCAACGTGCGCGTTGGTCCAGATTGGTTATTCGGGTCGAGTGCGGCGGGGGTAAATACGCCGTCCTTAACGATCAATTCGATTGTTTCTCCCGGTTTTGCGTAATTGCTGTTTTGCCTAGTCAAAATTCGTTTATCGGTTGGATTTAGTGCGATGCGGTGGGCTCGTTCCTCGGGGGTTTCGCTATCGTCCTCATCGCCGTCGCCGGGATCGTGCAGCGAGAGGCGAGCGCGCATTTTTCCTTCGATGCCGGTATTACCGCTGTCGAACCGCCGGGATGAGCGGCCGCGCATAGAAGGATGTGCCGCACAAACGATGGCGCACTCGAACCTGATGCTGAGCGCGTCGAGCATACGAATAAATATCGACGTCTGCCTGCGGTTGATTTCGTCGCCACCAAAGAAATCGGGCAGCGTGTCGAGGATGACCAGGCCAGGCCGCAATGTAGCCAATTGATTTTCCAGCAGGCCGTAGGCCGGGCCGAATTTATATCCGTCATGCTCGAAGCTGAGCAGCTCGCTGCCCATGACGCCGACCAGAGAGGCAAAATGGAAATTACCAAACCTGGAAAAATCGAGATGATAGAATTGTGCGATCTGCATCGCTCGGCGCACCACCTCGACCACGGTGTCCTCGCAAAACAATCCGTAGACCGGGACTTCGGTAATCGGCAGGCCGCAGAAGTAGAGCCCCGCAGCGGCCGCCATCATCAGTTGGATCAGGAAGGTGCTTTTGTAGACGCCGCTGACGCCGTAGAGCCCGGTGGTTTGGCCCCGCGGTATCCAGTCTTCCATGATCCATTGGCGCGCCGGGATCAGGCGGCCGGCCCAGCGGTCGAGCCGGTCGAGTGTCCATGCTGGTGGTGCCGTCTGTCCGTTGATCGGCGGGCTGGGATCGTGACCGTTCAGGTGGAACGGCTCGGTATTATCGATGATGTCGTCGAGCACCGATTGGGTGCCGCCGGCGTCGAGCCAGTCGGAGACGTCTCCTTTCTCGATTAATTCGGGGAAGCGGATCACCCGCACGATGGCGCCGGCGCGGGCGAGCTGCGGCGCCAGCTTGGCCGAGCGCTCGCGGCCCGCTTGGTCGTTATCTTCCAACAGGATGACCTCGCCGCCGGCGAAGAACAGGTTGAACTCGTCGCGCCAGTATTGGGCACCGCCGGGGTTGGTGGTGGCGACGACGCCCCAATCGCGGCGCAGGCGGTCGGCGTCCTTTTCGCCCTCGCACAGATAGGCCCGCCACGGATGCCCGTTGCCGGTCTTCCTGGCGGCGATCAGTTCCGGCAGGCGGTACAGCACCCGGCGGGTATCGCCGAGTTTCCAGTTCCATCCCTGGCCGTCAGGTTTGCGCTGGCGGAACTGGTGATTTGGGAACCGCACGACCTGGAACAGCAGCTCGCCACGCTCATCGGTGTAATCGTAGGTGACGCTTTCTGGTTGTTCGTCGAGTAAGCGGTGGTGTCGCAGCCAAGCGTCGATATCGTGCCCGCCGCGCTCGGCGATCAGTTCGCGCGGACCGCCGCCGACTTGTTGCTCGTGGTCGTACCAGTCGCCCCGACTGCTGCCGCGCACGATGACCGATAGCGAGCCGTGCGTGCCGAAACGGACCTCATCGCTCGGGGTATGTCCATTGAACCGTTCGCCGAGCTTCCCCTCACGCTCTAACGCGGTGACGATCTCGGCAATGCGGTCATTGAGGTCGGGCACGTCACTTGCCCCGCAGCCCAATTAAGCTCGCCAGGACGGCGATCTCGCGGTCGGCCTGCCGCTGGGTCATCTTTCGGTTGAAGACTTGCCGCGGGTAGACGCGACCGCGCATGGCGATCTCGCGTTCCACCGCCGCGATCTGGTCGTCGAGGGTGATCGGCAGCAGGTCGGAAATCACGAGCAGCCACCGCTCGATGAGCCGCACGCCATGCAGGTGAGGCACGTCCCGGTGCGCACCAGCCCGAAGCTGCCGCAGTCCTGGCAGCAGTCACCGGACAGGCGCGGCGCCAATCCGGTGCGCAGCAACCCCTGCGCCTCGGGCGGGCATGCGAGCCAACCGCCCGGCGGGTTGGGCAGCCGGCAGCCGCAATCGCGCACACTGCCGCCGTGGAGTCGGTTACAGATCATCGATTCGGTCGCGGTACAGCGACAGCGCCCGTGCCAGCACCCGGCGCAACGGCACAGAGAGGTGCTGCACCCCGGCGGCCCGGCGGCCCGGCGGCCCACGGCCTGCCTCCATCCCGGCGGGGCGGAAATTATTCTCGTTGTTTATCGTGGGTTTATTGGAATTGTCATCGGCTGAGACTAAATTCCGGCGCTGAAGCATGAGACCCAATCCCCCTTGGGCGGCTTGTGTTTTGATGACCCCGACGCCCCGCAGCGGCCGCGCTGCGAGGCGTCATCGTGTCTGGTGGGTGTAAGTTCAGCTCGAGCCCGAGGCGGGCGCGCCGCTGGGCCGCGGCTACGGGGTCGAGGATGTTTTCGGCATAGGCGAAAACGGCGCAGGCGTCGGCCTGGTTGTCGTCGGTGACGGCCCAGCCCCAGGCCCGTGCCGCGGCAATGGTGGCGGCCTTCTTCTTGTCGCGGCCGCCCCAATTCGATTTCCCCGTGAGGTACGAGCAGACCTCGCCCGCGGTCGCCTGATAGCAGCGCAGTCGGTAGTCCCACGCGATGGCGTCGATGATCTCGGCGAGGCCGAGGAGCCGCCGCAGTGTCTTGGCGTTGGCCGGCGGTCCGTTGCGGAACCCCATCGGGAAATACGGCGCCTCGTAGGCGACAACCTCGGGCTGCTCGCGCTCGATCGTCGCCCGCAGGAACCGAGAGAACCGCGCCACGACCTCGCCGCTGGCATTGCTGCCGGTGAAGTTGCGAGAGCCGAAGCGCGGTTCCTCCCCCGTTGCGCCGAAGGCGAAGCCGGCGGTCGCCGCCCCGTCGATGGCGAGGATGCGGGTCATGACCGCGGCTAAAAATCCGCGTCGGCCTCGACTTCCTGCTGCCGCTTGCGCGGGCGGCCCCGCGGCCGCTTCGGCGCGTCCATGCCATCGGCGATGTCGACGGTCCGCGCGGCGCCATTGCCCAGCGCCATCACCCGCTCGCGCTCGGCTTCGCCGTCGGCCAGCCCGAGCATGTAGTCGGCGTGACCCGGCTCGCCCGACGGGTACTCGTCGGCATGGTCGTGCACGCCGCCGAGGCCGTCGCTGCGGCCCCAGGCGCGGGCGGCTTCGTCTGGCGGCGTGGTGCCGTTGCCGCGGCGCGCCGGCGTCGCTTGCGCCGCGGCGACCCAATCGACGACCTGGCCGATGCCGAGCGCATCGAAACCTTCGCGGATGCAGTCGAGCAACTCGTTGCGGTCCTCGACCTCGAGCTGGGAGACGCGATAGACCGCGTTCCAGTCGGCGAGCTTGAACCCGAGATCGCCCTTGATGTGCTTCGACTTGTACTCGCGGATGTCGGCGTTGAGCGCCTGCACTTCGCGCTCCTTCTCGGCGAGCACCCGCACCGCTTCGCGGATAAGCTCGGCGCGGGCGGCGCTGTTCGAGAGGGAGGAGTGCTCGGCGGCTGAGGCTAGCGACTGGGCCACGGACGTCCCTTTCGGTGAAATTGGTTTAGGGTGCGGTGCTTAGTGCCTTCCTGCGCGGGGTGCCGCGGGCCTGCCCGCGGCGAGCCCCGCCGCGCGGTCCACCGGGCACGCCGGCCGGCCAGCGCAGCCCCTTCGGCCAGTTCAGCTCAAACCACAGGGTTGCCTGCTCGATCGAGCGGGACAGCGCGCCGCCGCCCTCGCTGATCCGGACAAAGATTTTGTCGTTGTTGCAGGCGAAGCGGCCGACGGTGATCAGCGACAGATCGGTTGCCTCGGCATAGGCCGCAGCGAGCTTCAGCAATTGATCGGGGCTCAGCATGAGCCAAGCCTACCGAGAACTAAATCTCCCGCGCAAGAGGCGTTTCGCCGAAACGTATCCGCATCCGGCTATGCTCTTGTCAACAAACCGGCAAATTTGCTATCGACGAGAAATACTTCTCTTTTCCCCAGGAAGAGGCTAGCCTTGGCGCGGGATTTACCGGATTTGGTGCCGACCAGTGCCCCACGACGGGCGGGACCGGCCATACGCAAGCCCCGCCGTCACAAGGCAAAGACTAGCGCTGTCGAGCGGGAGCCTGTCATGAGCGACGACGAGCCGCCGGGTAATGCCGAGGATATTGCTGAGAGCGAACCGCAAAGCGGTGGTCATCAGCCGGTGGAACGGTTGTGGGATGACGACGGGTTTCGTGCTCGCGTCGTGGAGATGGCGCAACTGCGTGGCATCAGCCCGCGCGACGTCATCAGCGGGGCCGGCACCTCGCCCAAGTATCTCGAACCGTCGGCAGGGAGAAACACCAACATCGTGATGCGGATTGCCAAGTTTCTCGATTGCCACCCGGCCTACCTGATGTTCGGGCCGACTATTGCGACCGGGCCCGATACGCCACCGCCGCCACTACCGACGCGGACCGACAGTAGCGATTTCAAGTCTTTGTCCAGTAGAGGCGGCAGCGCCGAGCAGCGCATCGCGATCATCGCGCAGATCATTGCGTCCTATTGGATGAATGTATCGCTCGACCCGCGGGCGGCGGCCAGGATCACTGACAACTCGCTGCGGCAGATCGCGCTCTTAAGCCAGTGAGGATTATTTCAGTTTGATCCGCTGTCCCGGTAGCGGGCTCCAGTGCGTCGGGTAGAGCGGCGTGCCGTCGCGCCGAAACCAGGACTTATGATCTGCCTCACAGGAGGCGGGTTCCCACTCCCGTTCAAACCCGGGCTTCACCAAAACATCGCCAAAGGCTTTCCCCGGCGTAAACAGGATGTCGGAAATCGGATGGATGGAGCCGCCGATGGCTTCCCTGTTCAGCGTCTTGTTGGGCACTTGGCTAAACCTCCGCGTGGGGGCCGCGAGCCTGGCCGTGCTCGCGGGGCTGTGCGGTCGTCGCTCGGGGGGGGGCGACATATTTACACAGGGTAAACGCGCGATTTATGGGTTCGCAAGCCCCATTAACCAAAAAATTGCCGTGGAGAAAAAACGGGTAGACGCGCGAACTGTTTCTCCATTAGCTTTGCGTAGCCCCTCTGCCTTCGGAGGCCCCTAAACATCATGGCTGCCCCCACAGCCAGCATCGACCCCGACCTCTGGGAGCAGCTCACCGAGCTCGCCCAAGGCCGGCTGCTGATCCCGCAGACCGAGGTCTGCCGAGCCTTCGGCATAACGTCGGAGACGCTGACGCAAGAGATCGAGGCGGGCCGGCTGCGCTATGTGCTGGTTGGCAGCCGCCGCAAATTCAAGCCGGGCGACCTCGCCCACTACCTTCAGCAGCAGGAGCGCGGACCTTGCGGCGAAAATCTCTCGTCACCCAGCGGCCAGGCCGCGACGGCTGGTATTGCAATTTCCAGGTCGGAGGTCGTCGATTTCGCGACCGCCTTAGCGCGGACACCCGCGAAGCCGCCGAGGCCGAAGCCGCCGCCGTCTTCGCCGCCGCCAAGGCTGGTCGAGGAGCGCCCGCTGCCACGACGGCCGCGGCGCAGTTCACGCTCGGGGAAGCGCTCGGGCGCTATTGGGAAACCCGCGGCGCGCACGTCAGGAGCGCCGGCGACATCAGGCGACACAGTGAGACGCTGATCCGCGAGCTCGGCAACGATCTGCCGCTCGACCGCCTCGGCACCCGCGACCTCGAGGATTACGTCGCCCGGCGCCGGGTGCGCAAGGCCAGGAACCAAGAGACCGGCAGAACCGAGCTGCGCGACCGCGCCAACGCCTCGATCAACCGCGAAATTGGCCTACTGCGCTCGGTAATCATCGCCGCCCGGCACTGGCGCGTCGCGGTTCCCGATATCGCTTGGCGCCGGGTCATGCTGCCGGAACCCGACAAGGCACAGACGATCCTCAGCCCGGAAAAGGAAGCCGAGCTATTCGACGCGCTGCGGCCGGATTACTGGCCGTTGATCGAGTTCGCGCTGATCGCCGGGGTGCGGCTCGAAAACGCGATCGGCCTGCGCTGGGATCAAATCGACTGGCAAGGCCGCACGATCACCTTCCGGGTCAAGTCTCGCCGGCCCGGCGGCAAGCTCCTGGTGTTGCCGCTGACCGATGGTCTGGCGCAGCTCCTCGCCCGTGAGCAGGGGCGGCACCGCGAGTTCGTCTTCACCTATGTCTGCCGCCGCAATCGCCACGACCCGCACCACGGCGTGCTGCAGCAGAAAGGCGCCCGTTACCCCTTCACGCATGACGGTTGGCGCAAGGATTGGATGGCGGCGCGGGACGCCATCGGCCTCCCGGCATTGCGCTTTCACGATCTGCGCCACACCGCCGCGACCCGCACGCTGGCCGCCTGCGGCAACCTCAACGTCGTCAAGGAAATGCTCGGGCACGCCGACATCGCGACGACGGCGCGTTATGCCAATTCGGACACGAGCCAGGTTCGAGCGGCTATGGAGGCTGCAACGCAGCATCGGCCATCACTGCGGCCGGTCGGGAAGCTGAGTTAAACGATGCGCCGGAAATTCCAATACGACTATGCCGGGGAGCTGGCTCGGCGCGGTCTTAGCTATGCTACCCACGGACGTCTCATCCGGGCCGCCGCCCTCGCCCTAATGCAACGCGGCGAATACCGGCGCGCCGACACCGACGACTACCACGAAACGATCGACGCAAACCGACGCGCAATCATCGCCGAGATCGATTTAATGTCACCAAAAATGCCACCAAGGCCGGCGTCGGGGCCGGAAACCCGAAATAATTGAGAGGCTTAAGGTGGGTCGGCCATATCTTCCCAAAGCAGGCGCGCTACCGGACTGCGCTACGCCCCGAACGGCGGAAACCCGTTGGTTTCCTTGGGGTTTTCTAGTACGCTGTCCCGACCGCCGCAAGAACAAAAACGGCGCGATTCGGGGTTGGTGGCCGATTATGGACACCAAACGCCACCAAAAAGTCCACCAGATTTCCCCGTTTGTTCTGGCCGTCGCCCTCGCCTTCGACCCGCACGTCCTGTGGCTCGCGTGGTCGGCCGAGCGCCAGGAGACGGTGGCCGCCACATCCCTGCGCACCTGCGAAGCCGCCCGCGACGCCATCGCCGCCGGCCGCTGGCTGGCCGACGATCCGCCGGCCGCCATGCGCTGCGAGCGTGGCTCGGCCTTCGCGCCGGGCTCGGACTGTATTTCTGGATACAACTGCCGATGACCATCGCGATCCCCACGGTCATCGTCGGGATCGGCTTTCGCGGTCCCGCCGCCCGCACCGCCGTCTCCCTGATGCGCCCCGGCGACGAGGTCGAGCTCGTGCGCGAGCCCAACAACCCGCACGACCCGCTCGCCGTCGCTTGCGTTTACCGCGACATCCCGGTCGGCTACATCCCGCGGCAGGCGAACCAGCCGATCGCGACGGCGCTCGACGAGGGCCGCGACGTGACCTGCGTCGTGCGCGAACCGCCAGAGGTGCGCGGCACCGTGATCCGCAAGGAACCGAAACTCAACGTGAGCTGGGAGGGCGGCCGATGATGACGTCGCGGCTCGAGGTGTTCCTGATCGGCCTGCTGCTCGCCGGCCTCGCGATGGCGCTGTCGCTATAAGAGCGGCGAGGTGGAACAAGCCAAGCGCCGCCCAGGACGACCGCCGGTCGAGCGGCGGCGCATTCAGATGGCAATGCGGATCACACCCGAACTGCGGGACGAGCTGCTAAAGCGGGCTGAAGCTACCGGGCGCTCGATCACCCAGGAAATGGAAATGCTGATGGAGCGTGGCTTGCTGGTCGACAAACTCATGGCGAGCAAAGCTGGGGCTACGATGTGCCAGGACTGCCAAGGACGCGGCTACCCGGCATTCGCGCCGGCCGGCGCCGCGATGCCCTGCCGCATTTGCGGCGGCAGCGGGATCGCGTCATGTTGCGAGGGAGCAGTCGGCACCGCCGCCGACGTGCCCGGCGACGCCGTAGTGCTGCACCTGTCCTACGAACGCCGGCTGCTGCTGCGCCAGGAGCTGTATCACGCGGTGCACACGCTGGAGGCGCAAGCAAGGGTAGCCAAGGCGGGCAGCACCCGTCAGCGGGCCCTCACGCGGCGCGCTGCCGATTTGCGCTCCGTTGCGGACCAGCTCGCATGAGGGCGCGGTATTTTCTGCTGCGCGTCACGCGCTATGGGCCGCTCGTGCCGGCGCGCCTGTTCTGGTGCGACCATGCCCCAGACGATCCGCCCGACAACCGGTTGGATCGCGGGAGGCTGAGCATCTTTCCGCGCTGCGACATCGCCGGGATGGAAACCGACCCAGACATTCTGCTCGATCGGTTGGGGTTCCGGCGTCGCGGCGATACCGGTTCATTGCCGCATGAGGTGTTGCCGGCTCTCGTCGATCCGAAGCGGCTCACGCCGCGCCCCTTGGGGCACTGGGCCTACACCAAACCGATCAGCGAAGCAGAGTACCGCTGGCGCCTCGACGCGCTGCGCCGCGCCGAGGAGCGCAACCCGAACGACCCGTCGCTGAAGACCCGGCGGCGGCTGGCGGCGGCCGATGTCGAGGTGCCGGATTTTCGCCGGGAGGAGGCGCTGCTGTGATCGAGCCAACCGAAACCGACATCGGCCGCAAGGTCGTCTACACCGGAAACAGCTATCCCGGCGGCAAGCGGGAAGAGGGCGTCATCACGTCCTTTAACCAGCATTCCATCTTCGTTCGGTACGGCGGCGATGTAGGCAGCAAAGCCACCGATCGACGCGATTTGGAATGGCTGTCGTGACCAACCAGCTTGTCGCCGAAGCCCAGGCGCTGCCCGACCTCGACGAGTATTCCGGCATGTCGACCACCGACATTTGCCTCGCGGCGGCGCACTGGCCCGAGGGCAGCGAAGACCAACTTCGCGCGATAGCGGCGATCCGAGCACGGGCCCCCGGTATCGGCCACAATCGGCCGCCGTTGGACGAAGCGCTTGACGAGGAACTGGCCGGCCGCCGCTCTCGCGCCGACCAGCTCCTAGCCGTGGCGGCGCGCAGCGTCATCGTCGACGAGGCGTCTGCGGGCAAGGTCGTCGACCTGACCCGCCAGCTAAAGGAACTGCACGACGAAGTAGACAAGGCGCGCCTCGCGCGCACCGAGCCCTACCGCGATGCGGTGAAGCTGATCAATCACAGCTACGACGCGCTGAAGCTGAAGCTCGCGCTCGCGATCGGCGGCACCAGCGGGCGCGACGGGCTAAGCCGAATGCTGACGGCATGGGACGACAAGCAGCGCGCCGCGGTCGAGGCCGAGCGCCGGCGGTTGGCCGAGGAGGCCCGCCGCCGCGAGGAAGAAGCCGCCGCCGCCCGCGCCGCTGCCGAGGCCAAAGCGCAGGCCGGCAAGATCGATCCCGCCGCGGAGCTCGAGGCGCTAAAGGCGCAGGACGAAGCCGAGCGGCTGGCACGCCGCGCCGAAGCGATCCGGCACGAGCCGACGCGCAGCCAGCTAGGACAGACGACCAGGCGTAAGCAGATCCGGTTTGAGATTCAGGACTTCGCGGCACGCCTGCGCGACATCATGCGCTCGCCGCGCCGGGCGCAGGTCGAGCAGCTCGTCCACAAGCTCACGGAGCATGAGCTGCGCGACCTCGGCGTTGCCGCCATCGAGAGCGGCGTGCAGATCGTCGGCGTGCGCGCCTGGGTCGAGGAGGGAGGGGTCAGTGTCCGACGATGAACAAAGACCCTGAAAGCTGGACCCGCGTGAGCGTCGATGCAGTTTGCGCCGGCAGCCCAGCGCAAATTCGCAACGTCCTCGGGATGGCGTTGGAGGATATCAGCACTTTGGCCATGCAAGTTTATTACTGGCGAGAAATAGCCAAGGTTCGTGGCAGGACATTGGAGCAAATAGCCGCCGATCTATGGCGGGCCGATAATCCCGATGCGTCGGTGTTCGATTGCGACGCGAATACAAAAGAATTTTATCGAGCGAGAGCGCGCCGACTAGAAGCCGGATTAAAGGAGGATTGAAATGGCGCAGACTCAAGAAGTCGCAACCAAGCCGCGGCAGAACATGGCCGAACGGTTCCACCAAGATCTCGATGCCTACACGCCGAACCTGAAGGACGCGTTGCCGGCCGACATCCCGGTCGAGCGCTTCAAGCGGGTGCTGGTGACCGCCGTCTCGACCAACCCGGAATTGCTCTACGCCGATCGGCGAAGCCTGTTCAACGCGGCGATGCGGTGCGCGGTCGACGGGCTGCTTCCCGACGGCCGCCAGGCGGCGCTCGTCGTATTTCGCACCGACGTCAAGCAGCGCGACCCCAACACTGGCATCGACCACATCCGCAAGATCGATGCAGCGAGCTACATGCCGATGATCGCCGGGCTGCGCGAGCGGATGCGCAAGTCGGGCGAGGTCGCCAGCGCGATCGCCGAAGCAGTATTTGAGAAAGACCATTTCCGCTATCGGCTCGGCGATGACGCGATGATTGAGCACGAGCCGCCGCCGCTCGGCGTGTCCCGCGGCCAGGTGATCGGCGCCTATGCGATTATCCGGTTGAAGAATGGCGAAGTGATCCGCGACGTGCTGGACCGCAGCATGATCGAGGCCGCCCGCAACGTCAGCCGCGCGAAGAACTCGCCGATGTGGACGAATTTCTATTGGGAGGGTGCGAAGAAGACCGCGCTGCGGCGCGCCGCCAAGCAGGCGCCCTTCTCATCCGAATTGCGCACGGTGCTGGACCGCGACGAGGAGGAACCGGCGATCGGCCAAGGGCCGGGACTGCTGCCGCGCCAACAGGAACCGCAGCCCGAGCAATATCAGATCAGCCGCAGCGTCGAGCCGACCGGCCCCGAGTTCGCCGTGGTCGATCTCGATGGCGTCGAGAACATCTACAGCAGCGCTGGCGCCGCCGGCGAGGCGCTGCGGATCTGCCTCGACGAAGCCGCTCGGCTCGGGCCGGAGCGGCTAGAAGGCTGGTGGGAAAGCAATCAAAGTGCGCTGCAATTCTTGAACGCCGCCGGGTACGGCGATGTCGCGCTCGGCCTGGTCGCCGCCTACGACGCGGCGAAGCAACCCGCTTCTGTACCGCGCCGCGGGCGCCCACCGCGAGCAAGCGAGGCGCCGGCTCCAGAGCCACCTATCGAGGAACAGGCGCCCCACGCGCCACCCGCGGGCGCCGCCGACGATGATCCTTTCGGCTTGGCCGAGGTCGACCACCACACGCCGGCCGAGCCGCCGCCGCCGGTAGAGCCGCAGCGCAGCGGGCTCGAGATTGCGGTGCCGCTGAAAGCCGGCAAGCGGGACTGGCGCACCTGGGCGCTAGCATTGTTCGGACCGAAGGTGCGGCGCTGCACGTCCAGCAACGAGCTCGCCGACCTGCTCGGCGCCAACGAGCATAACATCGAGGAAGCGCGCGCCGCGCTGGCGCCGGCCGACCGCGGGGAGCTCGAGCGCATCATCGACGAGCAGTGGAAACGGCTGCCCGCGGCCTAAGAAGGATGTCCCTGGCAGGAGGAGAAGCCGTGAAGAAAATGCTGCACTGGTTTCTCTGCCGATGCGGCATACACGAACGCCGGCTCGATGGGATTTATTTGGCATTGTATTTGGTGCCGCCCTGACGACGGCGACGACGAAGCGCGGCGACGAGCGATCATCGAGGCCGCCTGCGACAGAGCGTTTGGGCCTGATGGCGGAGAGCGACGGCGGTGATTTACTGCATCCCCGCCAATCGTGCCCGGATAGCCTCGCACGGCTCTACCACGCTCAGCCACTTGCCGTCGCTGAGCCCGATCGCGCAGCGCACAGAGCCGGTAAATAACCGCGCCGTCCCGCCCCGCGGCGCCGGCCCGTGCAACGTCACAATCTGCGCCGGGTTTACAATTACCTCGCCACCATCTGCTCGGTGCAGCACCAACAGGTACAGTGCCGCAGCAACAGCGAAGTTCACCGCATGGCCGGCAGGAAAATAAACAAACCGAGCAGCAACACGGCGACGAATGCGAAATACACGTTGCTCGCCGAGAACGGCGCCATCGGCGGCAGCGGCAAGATGGTCAACAACCACAAAAACATTACGACGACGAACAGAATCTCGATGATCATAGCGCCGCCCCTTAACTGATGATGCTCACGGCATATTGCCGCCTCGTCGACGGCACGTTGGCGACCACCGTGGCCTGCGCCTGGCTCATCGTCTTCATCCGCCCGGTGATCACTGCCGCTTCGTAGCGGAGCATCCGCCCGGCGGATCGGCCGCCGGCCCGGCCCGCCAATACCGGCGGCACATACGGGATCGTCCCGCGCGCCTGCGACCGCGCCGCCAGCCGCCCGGCGAAGCTGATGCTGAGCCTGACGCTCGCTCTGGTGTAGCTCTGCGACTTAGCCGAGCCCGACAGCAGCACACCGGCGAACAGCACAGTGGCGGAGGCGCCGCCACGGCTGCGCCCGCCGGCTCGCCCCGTGATCCCGATGCCCGAAACCAGCGCTTCGCGGACAACGCCGCCCGCGCGCAGCTCGCCATCGGACGATACCAGCGCCTCTCGGCCGAGCCCGCCAAGGCGCGCGTCGGTCATGGCAACTTAGCTGTCGACTTTGAAGCCGCTCGTCGCGGCGTTCAGATTGGCTCCGGTCCAGGCCGCCGACGTGTTCGGATCGGTCGGGAAATAGCTCGCCAACCAACCGAAGGTCGTGGCCGGCGTCTGCCCCGTGCTGCTGCCGCCGCTGTCGGTGCTGCCGCTTTTCATCCGCATGGAGACGGTCTTCGCGCCGGAGTCCGAGCGCTGGCAATAGGCTTTCACCGCGACGGCGTGAACAGCGCCGGGCGTCGTCGCGAGCGCCCCGAAGGCATAGAGATCCTCGTGATTGACCGTCGCATCGAAGACGTAGCTGTACGCCCCCGGCGGCGGCTGCTGATTGACCTCATTGTAATTCGCGCCGCTGATCCCGCTGAGGTTGCCCCACAGCAGATAGGACGCTTGCCCGCTGGTCATTGCCGGCGCGGTGCCCGGTGCCCCGGACGCATAGGTGTTCGCGGCTCTGTATCCGGTGGCGCCGGCATCCGATTGCTGCAATGCGACGCTCGTGTCGTTGATGAACCCGAGCCAGTATTGCGTGCCGGCGGCGAGGCTCTGTGGCGTCGTCAACGGCAGCGTCGACGCCGTGCCCGAGGTGACCCCGGTCACTTGCGTGCCGCTCGACATTAAAGTTCCTGGCGCCGTGCCGCCGCTGTCCGCATAGACGACGCCGCGGTAGTTCGCGGGGGCGCTGGTGGCGCCCGGCATGATGGTGATCGAGTTCAGCGTGCATGCGGCGGCCGGGGTGAACCGCCGCAACACCAAGGAGCCGGCAGCCGGCGCGGAGGTCGCTGCGACGCGCTGGGCATTCGAGCCGAGGATGCCGGCGCCCACGGCAAACTGCACCGCGCTGTCGCTGCTCGGGAACGTCGTTTCGATGCGCGGGGAGGTGAGCAGGACGGCGTTGTTGGTGGTGCCGGTCGTATCGAACAGATAGAGGTCGTCGAACGTAATTACCTGGCTGGTGCTGCCGTTGCCGACAATGAGGAGTTGGTTGGCCGTGTTATTCGCCGTGACTGTCGTATCCGCGGTGCCGCTGAACAGCGATACGCCGTCGAGCCACACCTGATAGGAGGCGCTGTTGCTGAAACTGATGTCCCATTCGAGATAGTGCGTCGAGTTGGCCGAGACGGTCGTGCTCGACGTTGCAATAGCCGTCCCGGTGGCGCCGCCGGCCCGCAGACTGATGTTCCCGGCGGTGTTGATCGTTATGCAGCACTGCACGGTGCCCGCGTCGCCAAACCCGATTCCCCCGGCAACCGTGCCGGCCAAGTTTGAGGCAAATCGCACGCCACCGATCAAGCGTGCGTAGCTCGCGCCGAGTGTTTTGGTAATAACAGGCGTCGGCGAATTGGGCGTAATTGACATTGCCTGGCCGGTGGAACTGAGCGGCGCAACGACGGCAACACTGGTGCTCGTGATGCTCGTCCACTCACCGGCTGCCAGCAAGGTGGAAACGGCGGTGCTGTTGCTATTTGCCGGGCCGTACTTGTCCCAACCCTCGCAGAATAACAATGCCATAGTTTTTAGCTCGACGTGATGATGAGCGATCCCGCCGGGAACGCCGCCGCCGCGCCGCTGGCGATTGCTTGGCTGACGAGCTTGCGGACCATACCCGAGCCCGTGGCCGAAGTGTTCACCGCGGTGCTGGCATTCGTTACCGTGAAAGTGTCCGTGCTCGGCGAAGTAACCGCCAGGATGCCGGTGAAATTCGATTGACTGAACGTCGGGTTGGTGCCGCCGTACTCGATCGTCCACGCCACCAGATCGCCCGCCGTATAGCCGTGCCCCTTGCTGGTGATCACACCCGGCGAAGCGGCGCTCACCGTCGCCGGCAGCCAGCTATAGTTCCCGAAATAATCCCAGACCAGCAGGTTCCCGGCCGTCGCCGCGTCGTAGATGCCGAAGGCGATCACCGCGCCCCAATCGGCCGTCGCGGTTGGGAATGTCAGGGTATTGGCGTTGCTGATCTGCGACGGCGCCGAACCGCTGGGCGAACCCCAATCACCGGCTGCGGTTGCGACGCGCGCATAAGCGCCGACGCCGACCTCGGTGAACCCGGTCCCGGCGTCGGTGCCAACCGCGGTGAACAGCGCGATGTAGCTCGTTGGGATGCTGTAGATGGCGGTCTTGCCGGTGATGTGGCCGAGAATGCCCTGGCTGGTTCGGTCGGTGAACCCGGTCATATGCGGTGCCTCTTAGGTCTCATAGCCGACTAGGCTCAGGTGAAGATCGGCGAAGGTGGCATCCGGGGTTGCCGGGCCGCGCGCCCGCAACACGTCGCCCTGCGCGAAGGCGATCGCCGCCTGCGTCGAGAGCGAGCCGGTGACCGAGGCGGCGCTGAAGGTGATGGTTGCCACGGTCGTGAACGTCGTCGGGGTTGCCGACGGCGCCCGCGCCAGCGTGATCGCCGTCGAGCTCGTCGCCGCCGTGCCGCCGCCCGCCACCGTGTTGTGCCCGAGATATGCGCCGAGGTTGGCCGGCAAGGTCACGGCCTTGCTGAACTTGTGGAACAGCAGGTTTTGGTTCGCCACCATGATGCCGGGGACGTAGGCGCCGATCTCGTATTTCGGCCGCACATTCTCGAATTTGCCACTGCTGCTGTTGTACGAGAGCACGTCGCGCGCGGCGGGAGAGGAGATCGCGAGAAGGCTGCCGCCGTTCGTCGCCCAGCTGGGATCGCCGCCGGAGCCGCCGGTTTGCAGCACCTGGCCGAGCGTCCCCGGCGCCAGCCCCGTCCACCCGCTGTTGGTGCGATAGAGCAGCGTGCCGCGCGCGCTGCCGATGATGGCGTCGAGGATGTTGGTCAGCGTGTTGCCGGTCGGGACCGCGGTCGAGCCAGAGACATTGCTGACGATGCGAAGGTTCGGCGTCGACGACCCGGTGATCGGCGCGTTCTGCCATGATGGGTTGGCGGCGGCACCGCCGGTCGCCAGGAACTGGCCGCTCGTGCCGGGCGTCAACACGACCCATGCCGTCGCCGAGCGGTACAGCACCGAGCCCTGCGTCGCACCGAACACGCCGTCGAAGAACGCTGATGCCGTTAGCGGTACGGGCGCCGCGCTCGAGCCGCTGATGTTCGCCAGCAACGACGCCGTCGCAATCGCCGCAAGCGCTACCGTGCCGGTGCCGGTGATCGGCGACCCGCCCGTAGAGATCCCGGTGCCGGCGCTGATGCTTGTGACCGTGCCGGCGCCGGCCGGGCTATCCCACACCACATCCGAGCCGGTGCCCGTCGTCTTTAGAAACTGTCCGCTGACGCCCGGCGCCAAGGCCGCCCACCCGCCCACGCCGCGAGTCAGCACCAACCCGCGGGTGGTGCCGAGCACTGAATCGAGCAGCGTCGTCAGCGTCGTCGGGACCGGCGCCGCGGCGGCCCCGGAGGTGTTGGCGAGCAGCCTGTCGTCTGGAACATCAGCCAGCGAGATGACGCCGGTGCTGGTGATGGCCGAAGCGCCGGTTGAGAGCCCGGTGCCGGCGACAATCGAGGTGACGCCCGCGCCGCCCGGTTGCCAATCGATGTCGAAGCCCGGCCCGTGCGTTTGCAGGAAGTCGCCGGGGCTGCCCGGCGGCAGCGCCACCCAGCCGGTGGCGGTGCGGTGCAGCAGCGTGCCGCGCACCGTCGTCCCGAGCGTGTAATCGAGGATGTCGGATATTGTGTTCGGCAGCGCCGCGTTAACATAGCCGATGATGTTGGCCATGATGGTCCCGTCCGGGGCCGTCATGCCGGCGGGCAGGCTGTCGACATAGGCTTTGGTCGCGACGTCGGTCGGATTTACCGGCGGCGGCATGCCGGTAATGGCGCCGCCGGTAATGCTCACCATCCAGTAATCTTGATATGCCAACTGGCCGAGGTGGATGTTTTGCCAAACGCCGGTGGCCGAGTGCCACCGCAGAAAATCCTCGTCCTGGAGGTCGGTTATTTCGACATCGCCGAGCGTCGACAGCGCCATCGTCGTGCTGCCGAACAACCACAAAAAGTATGGCGTGCCAACGTCGTCCACGCGGTCGGGGTCGAACGGCGAGCCGTCGCCCGTGTGCGCGACCTGCACCATAAAGATGCCGAGGTTGGCAACCGTGAAGACATCGAGCTGCGCATAGGTTGCGGTCGATTGCCACTCGCCGCGCCAGCGGAAGGTCAACACCGGCAGGGTATAGGGGCCGAGCACCGTGCCATCATTAAGCGTGATGGTCATCTGAGTGCCGCTGACGGTTATCGAATAGATCCCGTTCGGCTCCTCCGGGTTATCCTGAATGTTTACGATCGCTTGCGCCAGCGAGTAAAAATTCGCGTCAACCTCGGACGGCTGTAAATTGGCGCCTTTGCCGGAACCCCAGGCGCCTAACGTGCGGTAGGTGATGTCAACCATGCGCGGGCTCTCGGCAGATAGCCGTTATCGTCAATGAGCTATGCCCGATAAATTGATTGAGCCAGCAACCAGCCGGTCCGCACAGGCCAAAGCTCGCCAGGAACTGGCACCATTGATTGAACTGGAATGTGTATCTCTGCCACAAGACGCCCTCACCGAGCGCTGTAACGTCATAATAATTGCTCACAGAAGCGTTGGCAGAAGGGTCTAGTGGGCGGCCGGTGTTGTCCTCGGCGCTAGTGCCAATCCAATTCTTATCACTTCCCATGCCGAAATTTGGCGACTCTGGCGCGTTCGTTTCCCATCCTAATAATGTAAAGTCCGGGCCTTCCGTGACCTTGTTCCTGACGGAAAAACCAACCCCAAAATTACCCATTGCGCCGCAGGGCGTCAGGGGTACGGGGCTATAGGGAACTGGAACGGCATCAGCCCCGAAATCAGCAGCCAGCGAATACCCGACGACGGGAACGACGAACATTGTCCACCCCGGCGGATCAAGATCCGGCCGTTTGTAGGGATTGAAAAACAGACCGCTGCCTGTGAGGTACATCGCGCTGCCGGTTTGCCAAACGACATCACCCAAGCCGGGATCGCCGCCATCATCGCGGCTGGTTGGTCCCCGATAGATAGACTCCTCGCCATGTCGCTGGAAATGCTGCGAAATTGTTACTGTGAGCCCGTTCTCGGTGTCGTTGTGCCAGACGCCGCAAGTATATGTCGGCCCCAAATCTCCACCGCCGCCCTCATCCGGCGGTTCCTTCGACTTGAAGTGAACATCGACAATCTCGTCGCCGGGGAACTCGGTGTATAACCCTCCCGCCGGACTTGTAGCGCGCGGCGTGACGATGCCTCGCTGCCGCGGTGTGATGAGCCTGTTTCGACGTTGAACGAGCATCAGGCTACGCCGTGTTGGCGTTCAGCTTTAGGGTCGTCTTGCACCTCTCCGGTTCCGTGGTGCGCACGCCCATCTGCTTTGCCAGAGTGTCATAGTTTTTCATTACCGCGGCGTCCGAGGCGTTCATTTGCACGTTGTACCATTCGGCCATAGCGTCGCAGTCATTCTTATGGTTTTTGTCGAGGCTCAGTTCGGTCGCCCGGTTTACGGTTATCCAGTTTTCGGGGTCATGTGAATCGACAATCTTCTTCTGCACGGTGGTTCGCGATTTTTCATCCAGCTTCTCTATGCAACAGCCCTGGTCGGCGGCGTCCGGCCAGTGTGTCGTCACCGAGATGCCTTTATCGCCGGTGCTGTCGAGGCTGGTCTTGTTGCCCCAGGTCAGCGTCGCTCGCTGGTCGAACCCCTGCGGCGCCGCGGGTATGACGATGCGGCCGTGCGCATCGGGGCTTTGGAATGGTCTGACAAAATACTCGAACGGCATTCTCGCACCTCAGTTGACAAACGTGGCATCTACCTTGCACTTCTCGACGGTCGGTGTCCGCACGCCCATTTGAGCCGCCAATGTTGCGTAGTTTTTCATTACCGAAGCATCCGAGGCGTTCATCTGAACGTTGTACCACGTCGCCATATCGCCGCAGCGGTTGTCGTGGGTCTTGTCGAGATTCAATTCTCGTGCCCGCTGGACGGTGACACTGCCGCCGTTTGTGCCTTCATTGTCTATTCTTATCGCATCCATTTCATTGCTTTTCTGTTCCGACACTTCGGTGCAGCATCCCTCGCCGAAATCCGGCCAGTGTGTCGTCACCGAGATGCCTTTATCGCCGGCGCTATCGAGGCTGGTCTTATTGCCCCAGGTGATGGTGGCGCGCTGGTCGAAACCGCTGGGCGCAGACGGGACAACAATACGCCCTTGCGCGCCCGGTGTTTGAAACGGGCGCACCGCATACTCGAATGGCATTCGCGTTATCCCGATGGAGCGGCGAGGTCGATCGTCTTCGGCAACGACAGTTGGCTGACGGCCGGAAAAAATGACGTATGGAAGGTATTTCCGGTGACGGGCTTGAGGTCGAGCGTCACCGCGGTCGACATCGTGGCAATCGCCTGGATCGGATCGCCGTGCATCGCCGGCGCGATCTTGTCTTGAAAGTCGGCCAGCGTAAAAAGCTGCTGCTCCAGCCCGTTGACCACGACGCAGGAATTAACCGCACGGTCGATGGTCATGTTCGTCAAGTCGAGCCCGTCGTCGTCTATCACGAAGTCGTCGAGCGTCTGATAGGCAAGCTCGCCGGCAAGCAGCATCACTTGGCTGCCGGCGATCACCTGATATCCCGGCTCGACATAGCCCGCGTCGACGTAAGTCGGCACGCCGGCCGCGGCGGTAGACGGGTCGCCGTTGCCTATCGAGCAACCGATCGTAAACTCGCCGAAGGAGCCGCCGTCGCCGACCGTGAGTTTGTAGCTTTTGACTTTGCCGGTGGCGCTGCCGCCCGGCAACCGCCGGTCGAGATACGTCACGTTGTGCCGCAGCGTTATCCCGAGAGCCGTTGTCCAGGGCACGCCGAAAGTAATGTCAACCGCTCGGGCCCGCGCCCGCATCTTGGCCCGCGCCAGGAGCATGAGATATTCAAACGAAAGCGCACCGCGGCTGCTTTGGAAATAGCTGCGCTGCGACACGCTGCCGATCGGCACTTCCCCGCCAGCATCCGCCGCGGTTGCGACATAGGTCGAGGTCAGCGCGATGTCCTCGTGGTCGCTGTCGGCGCTGTCGGAAAGCTCCCGCTGCACGTTGGCGGTGATCACGGCCTCGACTGTTTCGGTACGCTGCCGGTCGGCCCGCCAATCCAGCACCATGCGGATTTTGTAGTTGTTCAGCGGGAACTTGATAATCACGCTGATCCACTGGTTGGTCAGCAGCGTGGCATCAACTATCCCGACCTCTGTGCCGGTAAGCGGTTCCTGCATCGTCGTCTTGACTTGATAATCGATCGGCTGAAGCCAGCCATTCGGCATGTCGGCCTCGATGCAGTAACACAGCGGCTTGCCTTCGCCTTCGTTGTCGGTGCTAAGCGTCCAGCCGCCGCCGATGCTCGTGCCGGGGCTCGGCCAATCCGCACGCAACCCCTCGCCGCACGCGACCTGTATCAGCCCGCCGCCGGTTACGCGGGTGTAGCCCCATCGCGGATAATTGCGCTTGCTAACAGCGAAGATCGAGCGGTAGGGCGAACCGGCGTCGGCAAAAGCCTGCACGAGAGTTTCGGTAACGTCGAGCGACCCATCGCCCTGCTGCGACCAAGACACCGTGCCGGATACGTTTACCGCGGTGAGTGGCGGCGCCCCGTAGCTCAGCGAGAACGCATCGTAAAATGCCTCGTCCTCGCCTATCGTAATGATGCCGTCCTCGCCCATTAGAATGTCGCTCGCCGTCAGTTCAAGCGTCGTGCGGTCGACATGCCAGAGGCTGGAATACGTTTCGAGCACCGTGTCGAGGTTCTCGGCGGCGGTGATCCAGACCGGGTCGTAGTACGGCAGCACCGCCATCTCGCCGCTCAGCGCCGATTTCTGCTCGTTGTAGTCGTCGGGCCGGGCGAGAAACTCCAGCGTGACGACCTCGCCCATGCTGAGCTTCGGCACGCCGATCAGCCGGCCGTTGAACAGCGGCACGATGTCGGGCTCGGCCCCGCCCTCGGGCGTCCACGCCGCATCCCAACTGAGCCAGCACCACAGGTTCCGGCCGAGCGCCAGCAAGCCGACATGCGGGTTGCGGATGTCGATCGTCAGGCTCGCGAGCCCGCCTTCTTCGTGGGTGATTTCGAGGCCGACGATCTGTTCGTCCTCGCGCGCATGCGCCACCGGGTCGAAGTCGGCATCCGGCGCCCGCGGCCCGGTCACGGTAAAAATGCCATTGATGGCGGATGCCGTCGCCGGCTGGTCGATGGTGATCGCCGTGGCGCCGCTGCCCGGCGCGACGAACGTCGTCCCGACTTGCAGCCCGTTGCCGCTGATGTTGTAGCGCAGCCCCGCGGTAAGCGAGGCCAAGGCGCCGGCCGGGATGCTGGTGATGCTGTACCAATCCGCATCCGGCATGCCGGTGATGCGAATGGCAAAAGTGCCGGTCGAGATCGCCAGCACCGCCTGCGGGCCGCCGGGCCCGAGCACATAGAGCGACATCGCGCCGCCGCCATCGTAGTTGGCCAGAGCGCTCGACACCAGCATCGTGCCGCCGGCCGGCGCATCCGTCTCGCCGATACTGGTGCCCGAGACGCAGTACAGCCCCGGCAGCAACCCGATATCGTCGACCAGCGTAATGACGCCACCCCCTGCCGACATCGCCGCCGCGGTCGAGCCGACGAGCACCGCCTTGGTCACGACATAGGTTGCGTTGCCGAGAGTCGCGGCTGCGGGCGCGCTGAGGTTTACCGCGCCGGGCTCGGGCGACAGCACCGAGCCGTCGTAGATGAACAAGGTGCCGTCTTCCAGGCCAGGCCCGGTGATGGCGTAAAGCTCCGCATCGGACAGCACGCTGTTGCCCGCCATATTGAAGAGCGCCGCGGTGCCGGCGGTAACGTCGCCGACGATGGTCGCCGTCTCGACCCTACCGCCATGCGTGTTGCCGCTGACGACGAGCGTTTGCTGCTCCTGTATGACGCCGCCGGCCCAGGCGAACTTGAACGGTCCCGGCACTTAGCGCTTTACCGGCGGCGCTCTATCGGGTGGCGGCATGCGCGGCGGCGGCCGGTCGGGCGGCGGCCGGTTGGGCGGCGGCGGCGCGACACGAAACAGCGCCATCATCATTTGGTGTATCTGCGCGCGGCGCTGCGCGCACCCGGCACAAGCCATCACACTTCCTCCAGTGTCAGGTTCCAACTCACAGCCGCGGCCCACTCGTCGCGCTCGACCTGGAGCTTCACCACCAGCATGGTGAAGCGTGGGCAGTAGTAGGTGTACGCGCCCTCGAACCGCTCGCTGCCGGGCACCATCGTGCGTCCAGCGCTTCCGCCCGTCAGGAAGGCAAGCTCGACATTGCTATCGACGACGACTTCCATGCCCGGCCACACGCCGTCGAGCGCGGGCGGCGCCTGATCGTCGCCGCTGATCTCCAGCACATACTTGCGCATCTGCGGCGGGTTGAGATCGAGCAGCGTGCCATTGATTGTGCGCCGCAGATTGCCGCCGCCAATGCCGTCGATCAACGACAAGCTGCCCTTGAGCCCGCGAGCGCTGTAGGGCGCCACGCCGGGCGCTGTGTCGGATGGGAAATGAATATCAAAGACGGTGTTGCTGGCGCCGATCATCTGCCGGGCGTGCCGCCGTACCAACTCGGCTTGGTGCCGGCCGAACGGATCTGGTGCCGGTGCGCCTCGGTCACGAGCGCGCTCACGACGCCCCGGTTACCCGACAACGCGAAGGAATGGCCGCCCAGGTGGAGATGCACGGGCGTACCGCCGGCCGCGCCTGCCGTCACCAAGCCGCCATCGGCGAACCGCGGCACCAGCCCGCCGCCGGCATAGCCGAACGGGTTCTGAAGTCCGTTCAGCGCCGCCATGAAGCGCGGGCCCCAGCGATTCACCGCGGCGGCCCGCATGACGAACTCGCCATTGCTGAGCCGCGCCAGGATGCTGTCGCTGGTGGCGGTGCCCGGCCCGCGTACCGCGCCGCCCGATGCCATCGGCATCGCCGGGATGCTCGGGTCGCCGGGGAAGAAGCCAGAGAGCGTCGAGGACACCGCCTGCTTTACCGCGGCGGCCTGCTCCCTGATCCAGTTGAAGACTCGATCCCAGGCAGCGACAACCTCGTCACCGAGGTTGGTGAAAAACTGCCCGACCGGCTCCCACGCCGTGGTGAAGTCGGTATATGCCTGCTGCGCGTTCTTCTGGAGGTTGGCCCACGCCTCCATCCACATGTCGTTGAAGATTTTAACGACGTTCTCTGCAAATCCCGGCAGCGTCTTAGTGAGAAATTCGAGGGTCCACTGGTTGGCCGCGGTTTCCGCGTTGACCCTGGATCGCTCGATGTTCGCCCAAGCACCTTCGAACAACCGTTCGAGTTGCGCCGCGCTTGCATCCCGCGCTCTTATCTCGGCGAGCCGCTGTCGAAGGTCGGCGAGTTCTTTGATCCGCACCTCGATCTGCGCGAGGATGGGCGGCAACGCCTCCAGCATATCGGCTGCCGATGCGCCATCGAACATCGCCTTCGACATTTCATTGAGCACGACCGGATCGAAGTTCTTTTGCTGGGCAATAAAGGCGCGCCCCACTTCCAGCGTCTTTTTCTTCATGCTCTCTTCGTCGCCGGCAACATTTCCCAGGCTAACGCCGAGCATCTCGTAAGCTTTGGACAGATCGATCACCGGCCGGGCGGCGCCCCTCAGCACGGCGACGCCGGCCTGCATCCTCCCCACCACGCCTTCGGCGGCGTCCCCCGCGCTCCCGCGCAGCACCTTGACTGCGCCTGCGGCCGCATCGCCGGATGTGCTGCCGCGCAGTACCTTGATCGGGCCTTGCAACTCTTTCCCGGTCTCGGTCTTCGCGGCAGCAATCGCCTTAGCAACCCCGCCGATGAATTTGGTGGCTGCGTCCTCGGCAACGCCGGTTTCTTTGGCGATGTCCTGCGCCGCCTTGAGCAGCGCCGGGTTCTGGGCCATCTCGCGCGATTGGTCGCGTATCTTAACAAGCCGCTCCGACACCGCATCCAGTTGAGCAACCAGCTTGCCGATGCCCTGGAAGACGGCGGCGGCGAGGAAGCCGCCGGCAAAACTCCCAGCCGCGCCGCCTATCACCAGCGATAGGTTCTGCGCCGTCTTCGTCACATTATCGAACTGCGTCAGCAGCCGGCGCACGCTCTTCGTCGCCAGCACGTCCATGACGCCGCTGGTTTCTTTCGTCGTCCTGTTCAGCGACTTGAGTTGCGCGTCGAGCGCCCCGACGCGAGCCGATGCAGCCGTCAGTTGCGCCGAGGGGAATTTGTCGCCGGCTTCCGCGCCGGCTTTTGCGAAGTCGCGGGCCTCCTTTTGTGCCGCCCGAAGCTGCGCCTTCAGCAGTTCGATGTCGGCCCGTGCCTTGCCGCTGTCAGCGCTGATGCTGATCGTCAGGTTATCGGGCATCGTCGCTCAATTCTTTGAGTGTCTCCTTGATCGCCTTGCCCTCGCCTTGGGCACCGAGCGTGGCGATGTGCAGTTGCTCGGCGAGCTCGCGGCGCCTGCGGTGCGATGCGATGGTGAGAAAGGCGCCGATCTGTTTCGGCGTGTAATTCATCACGTCGCCGGGACTGTGGCCGCATGCGATGAGCTGTTCGGCGGCGGCGGCGTATTCGTAGCCACTTCCTTGCCAGAGGGGAGCGCGTCGGCGCCGAGCAGTCGGGCGAGCTTTTCGACGAAAGGGTCGACACCGCCCGGCATCGTGAGCTCGCGTATAGCGATGAGGCACTCGGCGGCATCGTCAATCGACAGCGCGTCGCCGATTGTCTCGGCCGCTTCGGGTTGGCTGGCGGCAATCGCGATGATGGCGCCCACCGCATCCGGCGCCGCCTCGATCAACGTGTCGACATCGAGCGCAGGCGCGCCGCCGGCCCACAATTTGCGCAATTCCGGGAAGCGCACCAGCAAATCGGCAATGTGCCGCAGCCCGAGCCCGCGCAACTCCACGGTGCCGATGGACAGTTCCACCGGGCGGGTCTGCGGTACGATGTCGACCAGTGAAACCATCAGGTCACACCGCCTACCGCCTCGCCCATCAGAGTCAGCATCAGGTTGTCGTAGGTGAACTCGTCCATGACGATATTGAGGGATGCGTTCTTCTCGGTAACGACTTCCAGGTCTTTCGCCCTGACGCCATATCGTGACGAAAAGTGCGCCAGCGTCGTGATATCCGGCGTGAACTCGAATGTCGGTACATTGCCGATGTCGCGATAGGCGATGTCTCCCTCAAGCTGAATTGAAACGACGCCCTTGCCGATATAGTACATATCGACCAGCGGCGAGACGGCCCCGGTATCGGGATGGGTCAGCGTGCCGAATACACCAGTGTCGTCCACCAGCACCTCGCCGGTAAGCTGAAGCTGCCCCCATTCGTCCTGTATCATGCCGATGGCAGCGCCCGGCCTGAACATGACTTTCGTCAATTCCATCGTGATCTGCGGGCCGATATCATTGGCCCCGACAAACTTTACTTTGCCGATGATCTCCGATTTGGCGAAGATGTTGAACGTGCCGGCAGCCATTGGTTTGCTCCTTTACGTTGGCTTGTTGCCTTGCAGTGCCTCGCCGATGGCCGCGGCGATCAGAGCGCGGGCCCGCGGCAACTGGATGAGCGCCGGCCCACGCAGAAAGCGCAGCGCCTTGAGTCGCGGCTGCCGGCGGGTGTACCGGCCGACCTTCACCGTCTTGCTGCGGATCGAGCGGTTGTGCGCCGCCACCTTTACCCGCTTGCCGAGCCGCTCCTTGCCCGGCCCGCCATACTCCAGCGCACCGGCAATCTTGCCGTAGTTGATGCCCGTCCCTTCGTCGCGCAGCACCCGCACCCGGCCACGTATCCAGTGCCCGCCGTGGCGTTTGCTGATGCCGGTGTCCACATAGGCGTGGGTGTGCGGGCGCAAGAGGTTGGGCTCGGCGGCCTCGACCTTCGCCAGCAACTCGTGCGTCAGTTGGGTGATGACCTCGCGCAACCGGTCGCGCAGCGCCTCGGGGAACTGGTCGAGCCGCGCCAGGATGCGGCCGTTGTCGTGCTCATCGATGCGCCAGTCGATGCCGCCGGTCACGACGCCAGATCGTCCAGCTTCCAGGTGTAGGCAAAGACAAATGTGAGATCGAGCCGATGCTCTTTAGTCTCGGCATCCGGCGCCATCGCGACGCAACCCTCGTAACGGATGCCGCCATTGCGCCCGGTTGCCGCGATAAGCTCGGCGTCGGTCAGCACCGCCAGCACCACTCGGCTGCGGTAGAGCGACATCAGCCCGCCGGGATCGACACCGTTGCCGGCGCGCACAAACACGGTGACGGCAGGCGACAACTCCATCCTGCCGATCTCGCTGTAGCGGGCGCCGTTGGCCAGATCGCGCATCTGCTCGATGCCGTCCTGCACGATCACCGCCGGCCGGTTCAATGCCGCTACGTCGAGCGTGTTGCGCCCGACCGCGCGCACGCCTTCCACCGCACCGCACACCGTCACCAACCGGGCGAGCAGCACCTCCCGCGTGTCAGCCACGGCAGAGCAGGTTTACCCGCACCAGCACGCCGCCATAGCTCAGTGGCGCGATCTGGGTGATGTTGGCCGGATTGTCCTCGATCAGGATGCGGTCGTCGCGCGAGGGCAGGCCGAAGCCGTCAAGCGATGTCGGGCTGATGACGACGCGGATCTCCTGCACGCCGCCGGCTTCCAAATCCTGTGGCCCAAAATTGCGCACCGCGGCCGGGCATGTCACGCTCTCGGCCACGCTGACATCGCCTGCGGCATCGACTGCCGTGCGCTGCAACACCACGCTCTGCCCGTAGCCGGCGATCGCCGCGTCGAGCCGCGAGATCAGCACTTGCGGCGTCATACAAGCCGGCGCCGCCGGCGCAGGATCGCACCGAGACCCAATAGACCGGACCCTAGCAATCCCAACGTCCCAGGCTCTGGCACGGCAATCTGCGAGATCGTGTCGGTGATGCCGGTAACCGTCGCGTTGTCGCCGGTCGCGATGTGCTGGTTGACCGTCATGTCCAGCGTGGTGCTGCCGAAAACCTCCGTGACGGGGCAGGTCGACGTGTTGGGGTTGACCGTGCGGGTACACGAGAATGTCACGCCATTGGCGGACCCGGTCAGCGTAGCGCTGGCGCTGGTCCCCGCCGGGGTCGAGTTCAAGGTGAAGTCCTTCTCCAAATCGTGGATCTGGAAATTACCTGCCAGTTGCGGGTTGATCGCGACCTCGTAGGTTATGTCGCCGTTGGCGTTAGGCCCGAGCGAGCCAATAAATCCCACCGTCACGTCACCCTGTAACGAAAGTGCAGAGAAGGTGGCGAGGCCGGTGCCCGTTAGTGCGCCGCCGACACTGACGTTGCCAAACAGCTTGTCGCCAGCCGAGACGCAGTTGCCGCCCGATAGCTGATCTAATGTGGCGGCGCCGGAAAGGCCGAGCGAAGTCGTGGTGCCGCTGCACACCAGCGCGTGCGCGGGCAGAGAAAACGCCGACAGCGCGATGACGGCGGCCGCGGATAGAAGCGTTTTCATTTAACAGTTCCTTTCATACCGACCAGATTTTGTATGGCGCCAGCATGTCGCGGGCGCCGGGCGGAATGGCGCCGCCGCTGGTCCCGGCGCCTGCATCTCCGGCGTAAACCTGCGTAATCAGGTCCGGTATCGTTTCGCTACGCAGCGCGGGATCGCGCCCGATGGCATTGTGCCGCGCCGTCAGCCATTCGAGGCAGGCGCCCTGCACGTCGGCCGGGATCGGGTCGTAGCCCGCGGTGTAGTCGACCAGGATCGTCGTGCCCATCCAGCCGGCGACGCTGGTGCCATCGAGGCGATAGAGCGCGCCCTCCTCCGGGTAGACGTCCCACGCCGCCACATCGACCGCGGCGCCGTCCTCGCTCACCGTCACCAGCGGCACGCCGGCGTCGTCGACGACAATCGGAAACTGCCGGGTGCGCAGTGGCTCGCCCGAATAGAGCCAGTTGTAGACGTAGCGGAATTGATCCTGATAGGTCTGCACCGCAAAGATCCGGTTGCAGTAGTTGTTGACCGCCGCCGACACCGCGTCGATCTGCTGCGTCAGCACCGCGTCCTTCGACGTGTCGGCCGCGTCGATGCCGAGCGCCGCTTTCGCGTCATCGAGGCTCACCAGCGCCAGGCTGTCGGCCGGCGTGATCACCCGCGTGATGCTGTAGCGGACATTGGTCGGCATCAGGCGGCGCGCTCGGTGTGGTAGAGCTCGAAAAACTCCCGCAGGTCGAGCGGCGGCCCGACGCTGCCGTCCGACATCACCGGCACGGCGCGGTAGTCGCGCGTCTCCCAGCGGGCAATGGTCGGCGCCGGTGCGCCCGGAGCCCCACGGTCGCCCTTCTCGCCGGGCTTGCCGCGGCTGCCGGCCCGCGCCGACACGGCCCAATCGTCGCCCGGCAATTCGCCGGGATCATCGCAGCGCGCCCGCCACTCGGAGTCGCGGAAGGTCACGAGATCGTATTTCTGGTACTGCCGCTCGGGGTCGTACAGCCCGCAAACCTCGCCGACATAAGGCGCCTCGCCGCAGGCCGCGATGCAGATCCAATCGTCATGCGGTGGCTGTCGCGCTGTGTCGCGCCGCGCTTGCCAAGTACCGCCGGCATGGGAAACCACAGCGCCCTCATAAACGATGCCCTCGCTCCATTGTTTTGCGATTGGCAGCTTGCCGGGCGGTCCTTCTTCCCCCCGCGGCCCAACAACGGTTTCTCCTGGAGGCCCAGGCGGTCCGCAGACGCTATCCCCCGGCAGGCCTTGCGGGCCACGCTCTCCGGTGGAGCCTCGGATATTACCTACGATTTGCCACGGCATTTCTAGGTTGCCTGCGCCATCAGGCTTTGCGTACCATGCCGTTCACGCTCTCCATTCCCCAAGGCCAACCTCCGATGTCTGCCGCTAGTGCATCCGAAATCGCGCGTTTCAACTCAAAGTGGGCTAGGGTCGGCGACTGCCATATTTGGCAGGGCACACAAGACCGTGATGGATACGGCTATCTCACGTTTCGGCGAGCATCGCGTCGAGCGCATCGCGTCGCGCTTTTTATTGCCGGCCGCGAAATACCGCATGGACACGTTGTAAGTCATACTTGCCGAAACCGAGCGTGCGTAAATCCCCAGCACCTAAGCGTGCTATCTGTTCGCGAAAACGCGCTTCGCGATGGAATGCTTGGATATGTCAACACGAAGAAGACGCATTGTAGAAACGGGCATCCATATGATCGCGTTTATAACGGTCAGCGCTATTGCTCTACGTGCGAAGCTGAAAAATCAAAGCGGTTGCGTGCAAAATGGAAAGCTGAAGGCATAATCAGGATCTGAACTGATAAACATCGCCGGTCTCGCCGTCGAAATACAAGTCTCCATCGTGGCCGCCGGCAGCAGGCGGCCCGCGGCCCACATTCAACATCGCACCTCTTTCACCCGGCTCCCCATCGCGGACCTCGGCAAGCCGGGCGGAAACAGCATCAGCGAGGGCGCGCTCGGCGTTCGCCGCACGCAACTCGTTTTCCGCGCGACTGGCACGAAGTACGGCCATCTCCTGGCGGATTTCGGCTAGCGCTGTCGCGAATGACAGCTTCAGTTCCCGCTCGATGCGACCCGCTATGGAGCCGAGTTCCTCGGCGATGATCTCAAGCGGCGACGGCGACACGATGGCCTGATCGGACAGCGGTGAGGAGTTTATTGCCATCGACAGCTTCCGTATCCGTTGGCGCGTTATCTGCCCCGGCGGGCGGCGCCGCGGGCGGCGCGTCCGGCGCCGGGGTAGCCGGCGGCGCCTGGTCCCAGGCACTGAGCGGCACGACCTGTTGTTGCACCCGCGGCTCGTCGCCGAACGGCATAGCCGGCAGATCCTCTTTGGCGCGCGCCTCGTTGGGCGAGAAGATGCCGCCCTGCACACCCCTCGCCAGCCCCTCGATCCGGTCACGGAAATTGGCCCGCAACAGCGCCTCGAGATCGAGCTCCAGATAGTCGTCGGGCCAGCCGCCGAGGGCAAAGAGCCGCCCCACGGCGTCTTCGATGAGGTTAGCGCAGGGGCCGAGCCCGGTTGATATCCAGAACCCCATCAGGCTCTCGGTTGAGCCTTGCGGCCCGGTGCCGGCCATCAACGACAGGAGCGCCAGCGGCACCCGGTAAGCCATGGCAATGCGCTGGTCGCTAACCTGCAACCGCTCGGCCAGTTGCGCGTCGCGGCTGTTGACCACGGCTGGCTTCCATTCGAGGCCGTCCGTCAGGATCGGTGTGCCGCCGGCGTTGATCCCTTGGGTGTGCTCGTCCCACTTGGCACGCAGCCGTTCAACCGCTTCCGGCTTGTCGTGAAAGCTGGCGGGTGTCTGGAGCACACCGGAGGGCCGCCCCTCGTTGGAGGCATAGGCCAGTGCCTGCGCCACCAGCGCGTTCGATACGGCTATATCCAGCAGCGCCGCCTCTAGGGGCGCACAGCCTTGCAACGGATTGCGCGGGTTCGGCAGCCGTACATGCAGCACATCGCGCGCCGGCACCTGTTGCAACGCCTGCCGATCGTCGGCAAACAAGCGCTCGACAATCGCATTGCCGGCGAGCTGGTAGTAGATCGCCCCATCGGCGCCGACACTCACCGAGCACTCGCGCGGGGTCATCAGGTGAATTTCGGATATCTCGAAACGGTTGTTGCGGATCGCCAGCCCGAAGGCAGCACCCTCGCCATAGAGACAATCGGTGAGATAGAGGAAGAAATCGGACGGCGACTGATAGGCGTTCGGTCGCTTCAGTATCCGCGACAGCGCCGATGTCGTCACCCGCTCCCGGCCGCCCTTGCCGTCCGATTGCCAGTGCGTGCCGGCGCACATGCTGATGGTCTGGGCGTAAGCTTGGCGGCAGGCGTAGACGACAGCCGAGCCACTCGGGCGCAGCGGGTCGTAGCCGAGCTGCCACCAGTTAATCGGCCAGTTCTTCGGGATGCCGCTACTGCCGACGGTCAGCGGAAACCCCGACGGCCCGAACTGCTTGGCCCGCGGGCGGAAGACGCTGGCGAGCGCCCCCGCAGCCCGCGCGACCAGTTGCGCCATGCTATCGCGCCCGGCTGCTGCCGCCGGTCATCCGGGAGGCGCCGCCATTGCCGGCAACCTGCACCGCATTCGACGGCGATGCCTCGGTGCTACCACCGGCATTGGTTGCCGTCACTACGCAAGTGATCGACTTACCCGCGTCGTCGGCCGCAACGACGTAGGTATTGCCGCTCGCGCCGCCGATGGCGGTGCCGTCGCTTTTCCAGTCGTAGGCATACCCGGTTGGCTCGCCTTGCCAGTTGCCCATCGTGCAGGTGAGCGTCTCGCCGACAGCGCCATTGCCGCTGAGGTTCGGCACATCGACATTGACCGGCGCCCCTGGCTTTGGCGTGCCGCCCGTGCCGCCTTGCGGTAGCGGCGGGCGGTTGCTCGGTGCCGGTTGGGCCTTCTCCAAGAGCGCCTGTTGCGCCGCCAGGGATGGCATTTCAGGATTGTCGGGGTTTGCCTTGTCGTCCGGGTGCATCAACCCGAGCCGCAGGAGATCGTTTTCCTCCTGGGTCGGCGTCGGTTGCGACTGCTCGGTCACCTTCAGTTGTTGTGCCGTCAGCGCCGCTCGCGCCTGCTGGTCGGCGCGGTACTGGTCTTCCGTGACTGCCATCGGGTTGCTCCTTTGTGGTGAGCCGGGCCAGGAACTCCCGACCCGGCTTCCACCATCCGTAACGTCTGCGAAGTGTTACCAAGTCACGCTCTGGGTCCAAGCGATGACGCCGGTGCGCAACATTGCCCAGTTCATCGGCAGGATCATGCGGAGCGCCAGGCTGTCGGTCTGGAACATCGAGCGCACCGGGGTTGCGGCCACCGCGGAACCCTGCGCACCCGTGGTGATTTGCAGCGGCGTCGTGTCCTCGAAATGCAACGTCGCTTGGTTAGAGACGTCGAACCGCGGATCGTCGCCCGTCACCGACATAAAGTCGGCGGCGTCGAGCAGGATCACCATCCCCACCGGCACAGTGCTCGACACGATCACCGGGTAGCCCACCAGCCGGTTCGAGTTCATCTCGCCCTGGAAGGGAAACGCGACCGCGCCGGCAGCGCCCTGCGTCAACCCGATCGAGTTTTTTTGCACCGGGTTCATGATCCACACCGGGCTGCGCAGGCTGTTCGCCCCGGCAAGGACCGCGGTCAGTGCCTTGACGTCGCCGACCAGCGCCGCAATCCCGCCGCCCGCGGTTGCCGTCGTGGCGCTGACGCCCGCCCGCAATCCCGAAGGCCGGATCGAGGTGAAGGACGTGGCGTCGATCAGCACCGTATCCACCGCAACCTGCGTGTCGTCCTGGATTAGCTTGCGCAGGATGCCCTCGATCTCCGGGTTCGAGTGCTCGGCGATCTCGCGGGTGTAGCTGACGATCACCGCCATTTTTTTGAGGCCGAGGGTGATCGGCACAAACGCGGCCTGCCGCACCGGGATTGGCGCGCCCTCGGCGACGAAGCTGCCAGCCACCGTTGGCGTCGCCGCGCGCGTCGGCATGGTGATCTGGGCAAACCGCCCGAGCGTCTGGCGGAAACCCATCGCCGACAGAGGGCCATAAATCCCGCCCGGCATCAGGGATTCTACATAGTCCCCGTATTGCGTCGTGGCGAGCTCAGCCGCCCATCCGGTGGTGCCCGTCGTCGCCGGCGCGGTGGCGGCGCGCGTGTACCACTCGTGGGTGCCCTTGATCTGCTCCCAATCGCCATAGCTGCCGTAACGCTCGGCCATCACCTGGTCGAGCGGCTTGTTGGTGACGTGCGCCAGGGTGACGCCGACGCAGTGCCTAATAAACAGATAGCCGGGCTTCTCCTCCTTCTTTGGGATGGCCCACGCCTTCGGCCGGTCCATCGTCACCGGCACGTTGCTGCCAGGCGGCAGGATCGTGGTGCGCGAGGCTGGCACGGTGATCGGCTGGCTTTCGCTGCCGAGCGCTTTCTCGACCCGCTCCCAGGTCGCGATCTTCTGCTGCACCTCCTCGATTTTCACGGTGAGGTCCGTGAGGCGGCTGAGGTCGTTGTCAGGATCGACGCCGCCGATCTGGTCGCGTAGCGCCACGAGCTCCTGCTGGGCGCTTTCAATTCGTTCGCTGATGTTCATGTCTCTAAACTTCCGGGATAGGTCACCTCGCTTGGCATGCACGCCATGAAACCCGCCCGGCGTGGCCCGATCCTCTTTGGCATGCACGCCGAAGATCAGGCTTTGCCCTTGCGGGGAGATCCCGAGCGATTTCGCAATCGCCAGGGCTTTCGGATTGGCGCCGACGCTGACGAGCGAACACTCGACAAGCTCGGCATCAAGGAAGCGGAAGCCGCCCGTCGCTTTGAGCGGCTCGAAATTGTCCGAGTGAAACCCAACGCTCACGGCGCGCAGCACGCCGCCCTTCACCGCGGTATGCAACTGGCGCATTTCGTCGGTTTCGGCCGGCATCAGTTCCAAGCGGCCGGTTAATTGCCCGCGGCGCACACCGACATCGACCCAATTGCCGATGGGAAACTTTGGGTCGTGCGCAAACAGCGCCACGGGGTTGGCGCGGAAGTTATCGAGCTGCCAGCCTGCCGGGTCGATGATGTCGCCCACGCGGTCCACCGAGCCGTCGCTCATGACGAACTCGAGCGGATCGGCAGCGGGCGGCGGCGCCGCCGACTGTTTCTGTCGGAGTTGCATGCAGCGTGTCCTTCGAGCGCGGCCGATGCCGTGCCCGCTAAGTGCGGTGTTTCGAGATGCCGGCTAGGGTAGCCGCCGAACCGGCTGTCAGCGCGCCCAGCGCGCTAGTATTGCGCCCAATAGAAAACGCTCGTCACCGGCCCGGTGCCCCACGTCTGCAGGCACATCGCCTCGGCCGGCCCGGTCTTCTCGCCGGCATAGGGGATGCGGTTCACAATGCCCTGCGGCGGGATCAGCATTCGCGGGATGACGATCTGCGTGTTCGTCTGGCAATCCCTCCCGGTGCCGCTGGTGAGCTCGAACTCCAAATCCTGCCCGCCCAGCCCGCGCATAATCATGTAGCCGCAGATATACACCCGCTTGCCCGCAAGCGCGGCCACCCGCTCGGTGCGTACTGTCGGCCCATTGGTTTGTGCCGTGCGTGTCTGGTCGCAAACCTTTTGAGCCGAGGCGGCGGACGGCAGCAACAGCAGCAAAGCTGCCAGGGTAATGAGTCTGCTCATGCGATCAGTGTCTCGATGTTCATGGGCGCGATCGCCGCCGGGTTCAGCGACATGCGGTCGACGGCGTTGATCAGCGCCGCCCAGGGGTCGATCTTGGCATCGCCCGCATTCTGCTTGGTGGCGCGGATCGCGGTCGCGGTGGGCTCGATCTTCACGTTCCCGACGCACCAATCCATCAGCGACGAAGGCGCATGCACCAGGGCGCCGCTGACCAACCGCCGCTCGGCGGTCTTGATCGCGCCCATGAGCCGGTAGCCCTGCCCGACGCCGATCAGCATGCCGTTCTCCAGCGTCACGTCGATCGCCGCGAGCTCGTCGACCAATTCCCCGATGCCGGCCGGATCAACCGCGACGCACGCCAGGAGCCCGCGGTCCTTGATCGCCTCGATGTGCGCCACGATCGCCGAGAGATCGGCGAGCTCGTCGTCGACGATGGTCAGCTCGCCGGCGTCTGCGAAATCCTGCAGCACCGCGGCGATCGACAGCCGCCGGTCGAGCACGCCCTCGTGGCACCAAGCATGCGACCATGACAGCCAGCGATGCACCCGCCGGATCTCGCCCTCGCCCTCGTCGACGTCGCTTTCCTGGCGCTCGCGGCCCAGCACCGTCAGGCCGAACAGATCGTCGAGCCCGCCGCCGTCGACGCCGACCACCACGACTTCGCAGCGGTCGAGCAGCCGGTCGAGCGATAGCCCCGGCTCAACCCGCGCCTGCCAGTAATCGGCACCGGCCCAGCGGTCAGAGCGCAGCGCCAGCCCAACCTCGACGTTGAGGTGCTGCGAGGCCCAGCGCCGCAGCTCGGCGTTGCCCTTCAGCTTCGCGGTGGCGAACTCGTCCTCGAGCCGCGCCAGCGTCACCGAGCGGCCGAGGTTCGGCATCACCATCGGCCAGTTGACCGGGTCCGACCAACCGCTGCCGGTCATGATATCGCGCGGAAACTCGTAAAGGATCGGCAGCATGGCGCCCGCCGCCCGCCCGTCCCGAATGTCCCGCGCCATCTGCAATTCAGCCAGAAAAGCCCCCTCCGGTCGCTCATCCGATTGCGTCGTAATGAACACCAGGAAGGATTCCGGGATCGGCAGCATGCCGCCGCGGATCTGCCCGATCACCCGCGCCGCCCGTGCGCTTTTCGATATTTCGTGCAGTTCGTCGAGCAGCACGCCCGCCGGCTTCACCCCGGTCAGCACCTTGGCGTCGAAGGTCTTGATCAGCAGTTGCGCCTTGGTGCGCCGGTCGGTGATCGTCTTCAGGTGCTCCTGCACAAACATCCGCTTTTGCAGGAACCCGTCAGGGTCGGCCTCGATCATCCCGGCCGCCTGGTCGAACGCCAGGTCGGCGGTAATCTTGGTCGGCCCGATCAACAGAAACTCGGCCCGCGGCCGCCGGTTCATCAACAGCGCCGTCACCATCAGCGCCGCGCCGTAGGTGGTCTTCGATTGCTTTTTCGGCGTCAGGCAAAAGACCTCGCGCACCTGACGTTCGCCGCCCTCATCCTGCGCCCCCATCAGCGCCCGCACGATGTCGCGGAACCAATCGCCCGCGGCGTCGGCCAGCGCCGGCCGGCCGATCACATCGGGCAACCGCAGCTTATCGAAGATCGCCACCGCGCGGCCCGCTTCCGCGCTGTCGAGCCACGGCAACGGCGGCATCAACGTCTGCCCTCGCCGCAACCGAACTTCCCAATCCGGCAGGGCGAAGGGCGACATCATCGGCTAGTGAACCAGATGGCCCCACTCGTTGCCGTGCCCGGCTTCTTCGGACGCGACCTGCGCCTGCTCCTTTTTGCCCAGCGCCTCGGGCCGCGGCGTCGTAACCGGCGCCGGCGCGTACTCGCTCCAGCCGGCCCGCACCTTCAGCCAGAAGATTGCCGCCGTGACCGCCCCGGCGCCGCTGCCGGTGGCAATCGTGAAAAGGTTCTGCGCGACCCGCGTGTTCGCCTTGACGTGCCCGAGGTCGAGCTCGTCGCGATAGTGCTCGCGCAAGGTCTTCGCGCTAATGCCGATAACCCGCGAAATGTCCTCCTCGGGAATGCCAAAGCCGGCCATCGCCTCGACGCTCTTGCGCCCGTTCTCGGTCGGCTCGTGCCGATTGCGGCCGTCGCCCTCCTTGACTCCCTTTGGTCGCCCTGCTCCCGGTCTGGCTCCGCCCCGTGGCATCTACGCTGCCACCGCACGCAGCCGATCATCGGCGACCGCGGCGAAGCTGCGCCCGTCGCCTTCGAGCGTCGCCTGCTCGCCGGTGAAGTTCTGCCAGCGCAACACTGCAACGTCGACATACGCCGGGCTGATCTCGATGGCGTGGCAGGCGCGGCCGGTCATCTCGGCGGCTATGATTTGGGTTCCCGCGCCAGAAAATGGCTCGAATGCCAGGGCCCCGGGATCCGAAAATGCTGTGAGCATTTCCGAGGCTAGGCCGACAGGGAAGACCGCTGGATGTTTGCCGGCATCGCCCAAACCGCCTTTGTGGCGCGTCACTCGAAAGACACTGTCAGGGATCTTTGTCTCTTGGATCGCGCTTGCGCCTTTGCTGCGACCACCAATACTCCCGTCCTTATTTCGCAAACCGCCGTTGCTAATGACACCGGCCATCTTGCTCTCTTTCGTCTTGCGCGCCCGCTTGGCTAGACGATTAAAGTGAAAGACGAACTCGTGCGACGGCGCGAGCCTGCCGTTCCAATCGCCAGGCAGGCCTGGCCCCTGATCCCAAACATACCACCCGAACCGGCGCCAACCGGCCGAGCGCATCCATTCGATCCAGCCATCCCAATAAGGCATCCACTCGCCGGCGCGATGTACCAGACCGAGGTTCACTAGAACCTGCGCATCGTTCTTCACCGGGAGGATGGAGAAGACGCCACGCATCGTGGCATCCCAATCATTGATTTCACCGCCGTCGTAATCACGCTGTTGTGCATAAGGCGGTGATGTGAAGCAAATTTTGGCACGCTCGTCGCACATAGCTTTACCAACATCGGCAACGTCCATGCTGTCGCCGCAGACCAGCCGGTGCCGCCCCAACAGCCAAACGTCGCCAAGCACGCTCGCCGGCCTAGCCGGCGGCTCAGGTGCCTCGTCTGGATCGGTTAGACCCGCGCTCGGCGGCGCAAACAGCGCCTCGAGCTCCTCGGCGCCGAACCCCAACAGCCCCATGTCCACCTCGAGCCCGCGCAACTCGCCAAGCTCCAGCCGCAGCAGGTCGTCGTCCCAGCCGGCGTTTAGCGCCAGCTTGTTGTCAGCGATCCGGTAGGCGCGGACCTGCGCCTCGCTCCAACCCGCCGCCACCATCGTCGGAACCGACGTCAACCCCAACTCAGCCGCCGCCAATACCCGGCCATGCCCGGCGATCAACCCGCCACCCTCGTCGACCAGCACCGGAACCGTCCAACCCCATTCCTGGATCGATGCGGCCAGTTGCGCCACCTGTTCCGGCGAATGGGTGCGCGCATTGCGCGCCGCCGGCACCAGCGACGACAACGGGCGGCGCTCGACTTTGTCGGCCGGCCAGTGGGTTTTCATGCGCGGTAGCCCTGGGAAAAAAAATCTTTCGCTGAG